TCCTGAAACTGAGTGGCAATGCCATCATGTACCGCAACATTATTGCGGCTCTCGATAAGCGCAAAGACTTTATCGAGTATCAGCTTCAGAAGTATTACAACTTCCGTGTGCAGGAGTTAACCCATGCTCAGGTCGTTGAGATGGAAACCCAAGTCGAGGAAATTGTGGCTGAACACATTCCTCTCGCAGCAAAGGCCGACGAGGAATCGCAAAAGGGTAAGCGTTCAGACCACGACCAACTTCCGGAGGATATTCAGGCGAAGTACGTTGAGAATCTATCGCTGCTGCAACGTATGCGCGAGCTGCATCTTCGCCTTCGCACCATGTCAACCGAGGACTCTACTTGCCCCGACAGCGAGCGCTATCCGTTCCTCAAAGAACTTATAGAGCTCGACAAGAAGTTACACGCAAACTGGGAGGAGTATGACCATTACGTCATTTCTTCCGACCCCTCGGCTGATGCCGCCGCCACGCCCGTTTCGACGAAATCGAAAGCCAAATCGAAGAAAGCCGCTAAGTCATAATGCAACGAACCGCTTCAATATCCGACATCCTGAAGCCGCTTTCTCAGAAACCGTTTCAGGCGTATCTTTCGACAGCTCTACAAGTTGCCGACGTGCTGGAGTGGATATTGGCGCAAGTGGGTGTAGCCGAAATCTGGCAAACATCTTTCTCCATCTCCGAAGAGTTCCTTCGCAGACTTTATTTCATCACTCGCGACAAAAAGGTCAGCCGCATTAATCTTGTACTCGACCATAAGGCGACCAACAAGACGCTCAAACTCTGGAGTTTTATCATCCAAGTTATTGAGCGCACTTATTTGGCTGACAACCACTCGAAAATATTGCTGGTTAAGGGCGAGAACGGCACCAAGGTTTCCGTTGTTACCTCGCAGAACCTTACCCGAGGCAACCGTGCCGAGTCTGCTTTCATCAGCACCGACCCGGCAATTTTCGACAATCTTTTTGCGCAAGTCAACGATTTAATCACCAATCATTCCGTTCCGCTAAATGACTTATTCAGAGACCGTATTACAACAGATTGAATCATCGACGAAGTCGCTTTGCTCTGCAAAGAAATTCGCTTCATAAAATTTATTTTGAGTATGCAATACGAAAAAGAAATTTTGCAGCAAATAGAAAAATTTGCTGCCATCTACCTCAAAATTTCCGACATCGCCGTAATACTTGATATTCCGGCTGATGTGTTGCGTTCAGACATTGCTGACCGCACAACCGACGTGTCGAAAGCCTATCGACGTGGCAAAGCCGCATCGAAGGTCAAACTTCACTCTCAGGAGATGATGCTTGCCCAAGTCGGCTCTCCACTCGCCATCGAAAATGCCCATCGCAATTTACTTGATATGGAGGACGACGAGTAATGTCAACACCAAGTGCCATAGAAGTTTGCCGTGCCGACCTCTTCACCAAGGAGGACGAGCTTGCGCAGCGCTATCCGCAAATCATTGTGGAGAAGGTGTTGCGTGTGCGTGAGATGTACAACTGGTTCATCTCTAACCCCGACGCAACCGACCGAGAGTTCGTTGCCGAAGTCATGCAGCGCCATCCCATTTCTCGTGTTACGGCATACAGCGATCTTGCAATCTGCAAAACACTTCTGCCGACACTTGCCACCGCAAGCCGCGATTTCCACCGCTGGCGTTACAATGAGATGATTCTCGCCACATACAAGATGGCGGAGAAGCGCAAGGACACGAAGACGATGGAACGGGCGGCGTCATCCTATGCCAAGCACAACCGCGTTGACCTGGAGGATGAACAAGCCATGCCATACGACATGATTGTGCCGCAACCGTTCACGGCTACCGACGACCCACGTGTTCTCGGCATCGAGCCTATCCCAAATATACAAGAAAAAATCTCGGCTATGATACAAAAGTATCGCGCCGAGACCATTGATATTGAGGATGTTCAATTCGAGGAAGTTGACCTCGAACTGGATACACTATTTCCTGCAAATTCTAATTCTTCGGAAACCGACGAATAAAAGAACGGCTACACTTTCCGGAAAGCATAGCCTAAACATTCATTTTGCATTAACGCTTTTATGGCCGTTCGTTACCAATCGGACAGTAACACAAAATGAATATCTAAAGCAAAGTTACAACTTTTTCCCATGAGTGACAAACGCATATATTTCAACAAGCCGCAGCGATTGACGCAACTCATCGGCGCCAACACCACCGTTATCGTTGCCGGCCGTCGTACAGGTAAGACGGACTCCATCGCCGCGCCTTTCGTGCTCCGTAATATGCAGCGTATGCCGGGCAGTACAGGCGGCATCTGTGTACCGACTTTCAAACACGGTCTGACAAACACCATCCCGGGTTTGCTCGCTGCTTGGAAACGTTGGGGATTTCTCAATGGTGTGCATTACGTAATTGGTCGGAAACCGCCCAAATCGTTCAAGCAACCGATAATCCAGCCGAGCGACTATGAACACGTTATATCGTTTTACAACGGCTCGTGCGCCATCATCATCTCGCAAGACCGCCCCGGCTCGTCTAACTCGTTGACTCTCTCGTGGCTGCTCGTTGATGAAGCTAAGTTCATTGATTATCAGAAGCTCAAAGATGAAACACTACCTGCCAATGGTGGTATTAAATCGTACTTCGGGCATCACTCGTTCAATCACTCAATCATGATATTGAGCGATATGCCGCAAACGCAACGCGGCTTCTGGTTCTTGCACTATCGCGACAAGATGGATGCCGAGCTAATAAAAACTATTGAGGGTACGGTCTATGAAATTTGGCGTACCAAAGAACGGATCCGCCAACTCAACAATCGTGGCGAAACCGTTCCCGAGTACCTGAAAGGCTACCTGCGTCGCCTCGACACTAACCTCAATAAGATGCGCTCCGTTGCGGTTTACTACAAGGAATATTCCTCAATAGAAAACCTGCAACTGCTTGGTGAAAACTACATCAAGCAGATGAAGCGCGACCTCACGCCTTTGACATTCCAAACCTCTATCCTTTGTCAGAGGATCGGAATCGCCAAAGACGGTTTTTATTCTTCGATGCGCGAAGCCCACAAGTACGATGCCTCGAACTTTGACACCCTCGACGCTGAGTTTAAAAAGTTGGCTGACAGCCCTCTTAACTCTTCACTCTCAACTCTTCACTCAACAAGCGACAGCGACGTTGACCCCGACGCTCCAATTTGCATCGGCATGGACTACAATGCAAATATCAATTGGATTGTTGCGGGGCAACCACGTGAGCGCCGGCTCAACGTTATCAAATCTTTCTACGTGAAATTCGAGCGCAAAATCCCGGCTCTAGTTGCTGACTTTTGCGATTACTACCGCGAACACCGTAACAAAACCATCGTGTTTTATTACGACGCCACCGCTCTCGGCTCAAACTATGCCGTAAACGAGCAAGATTTTCGCTGGGTAGTAATCCACGAATTTGAAAAGCATGGTTGGCAAGTGGAACCGGTCTATCTCGGCAACCCGATGCGCCACGATGAAAAGTATCTTCTCATCAACCAGGGCTTCGCCGGCAAGCAGCGCCTCATGCCGTTCTTCAACCGCTCCAACAACGAAGACCTAATCCTTGCCATACAGTCGGCAGGAGTCAGCCGCGGGCGCAACGGCTTTCGCAAAGACAAGTCAGGCGAAAAACTCGCCGAGAGCGAAGAAGCCCTCCTCGAGCACCGCACCGACGGCACCGACGCCTTCGACACCCTCTACATCGGCTGCGAGAAATTCCCGTATCGAGAGGCTTATAGCATCTCGACTACGGGGATTTTGTAGCTAAGTGAAATGCGAAGCATTCGCGAGTGGGCTTGTAGCGCATGTCGGCTTTAGCCGGTGCGCGTTCGCAGAACAAGACCCACCGCAAAAATTCCCATTCCACGACTCTTTCTCGCTCTCCACCTCCGGAGTAGTATAAATTTTTCTGCTGATTTATTGTATATTCAACAAATGTTGATTATATTTGCGGAAAAATTTTTATACACATGGACAACGAAAAACTTATTCAAGAAATTCTTGAACGTGCCCAATCTTCTGAAGGTGAAGAACTGGCAAACAAAGCAGTGGAGCGTATGAAATCGCTCTACAAGAACGGCACATACGTTGAGTTAAAAGAGCAAGACATCATGAAGGTGCTTAAGGCATCTTACATCGCAGAACGATTCTTTGGCAAGTCTCGTTCTTGGATTACTCACAAGCTCAATCACGACCTCAAAAATGGAAAGCCTGACGACTTTACACGTGATGAGCGAAAGAAGTTCCGCGATGCCCTCGAAACCATCGCTTTTGAAATTCAGTCACTCGCCGACAGTATGCTCGACGAAGAAGAGTAAATGCATTATGATATCAAATCCAATATGCAACCGATGCAAACATTTCTGTTTGAATCATGACAGCGGCTCAGGATTCGGATGCCGCGCATTTCCTGATGGCATACCTGACGAGGCTAAATGCCACCATGATAAAATCATTGATGGGCAAACAGGCAACTTCACATTTGAAGAAGTCAAATATGAAGATCTGCCGTTGTTTACTAAAACATTGTGGGATAAAGCTAAGCAACTCAATATTAAATTGTGACGCACCGAATTTAATTTTCTCACATCCAGTTTTATATTGATATTTTGTTTAACTTTGTAGGTATGAAGAAGCTACGCAAAATACTTGCAACCATCCGCGCCTTCGGCTGGATACTGCTGTTCCTCCTATACATCGTGATAGTCGGAGCACCGCATATTTTTGCGTATCTCATTCCTAACGGCTGGAAGTGGGGCAACCACTAAGGTATTATGTAAACCAACAAAATAGCATAATGAAAAATATCTATACACCCGAAAGAATCAGTCATCTCGCAACGAACGAAATATTTGTTTTCGGCAGCAACCTACAAGGAAGTCATGGAGGGGGCGCTGCTCGTACTGCCTACAAATTTTTTGGCGCCGTGATGGGTCAGGGAATCGGTCTACAAGGTCAATCCTATGCAATTCCAACTATGCAAGGAGGTGTGGAAACAATAAAACCATACGTAGACGATTTTATTGCCTTTGCTTCGGCCCATCCTGAACTTACGTTCTATGTTACTCGTATAGGATGTGGCATTGCCGGATTTACAGATGAGCAAATTGCACCGCTATTTGATGCGGCATACGACCTGCCTAATATTGTTCTTCCTAAGACATTTGCTACCATTATTTCGACAGGCCGTCGTTACGCAGAAGAAATGGCTACGATGGAGTTCACCATCCGGAAGATTCGATTCTTTCCCGAAGACATCGCCAAGATGGAAAATATGAGCCACGAGGAACAGATGGAATTTGTGAAACGCTTACGTCAGGAACATCGCTATACCGTTATTTCAGAATCTAACGATTAATATTTTAATTTCGAGGTGCTTAAATCTTGCCTACACACCATATTATCTTTGCTATAACGCGGGCGCAACGGTTTCCGCAAAGACAAGTCAGGCGAAAAGCTCGCCGAGAGCGAAGAAGCCCTCCTCGAGCACCGCACCGACGGCACCGACGCCTTCGACACCCTCTACATCGGCGCGGAAAAATTTCCGTATCGAGAAGCTTATGCTTTCTCTACTAGTGGAGTGGTGTAAATTAATTTTCTCACAACCAGGTTTATATTGATATTTTGTTTAACTTTGTGAGTATGAATGCAACGACAATAAAATTCAAGCCGGCGTTTGATGCTTCAACTTGGAGCATTATTGCATTGGTGTTGGCTTGCTGTTTGGGGCCGCTATTCCTAAACCCCGGTTGGGTAGTAGCTGCAATACTCTGTTTTTGCGCCGCATTCGGTCTGACACCGTTCTTCAGTATCTGGTATGAAGTAGATGGCGAAGACTTGGTTATATATCAGTTCTTCAGGCCAACGAGATTACCAATTATGAAGATTGGGAAAATTGAACCGACAAAATCAATGCTGAGTGCTCCGGCAACATCGCTGACAAAACGGCTTGCAATCTCGTTTACAGACCGCAGCGTTTTGAAAAGCAGTATGCCGATAATCATTTCTCCCGCCAAACGTCAGCTATTCATCGACACTCTGCTTTCCATCAATCCCAATATTGAGGTGAAATAAGAAGTGGGGCAGTCGCTAAGTCATAAACCTAATCCCTCTCCGTATGGAATACAAATATACCAACCGAAAAGTTGTTAAGCTAACCAACAACATTATCAAAGTCATCGAAGAAATCGCGCAGCGCGATGACACCCTTTTTGAAGATGCGCACATCGGCATCGACATGGACGACTATTCAGCCCAATATATCGACGGTGACGACGTAATCATGGACGACATCGACGATGGCGACAAATTCGCCCACTTCGACCTATACCACATCTATTCAATGGAGTGGATACGCTACAACTCAAAACTCGGAAAATACATCATCATGCGTAAGGCAATCAACGAGTTTGCTCAGGAATATCACCAAGAAATTCTTGCCAGATTCCGAGCCATTAAACGCGACATGAAACTCCTTGACCAACAATGATTATCATCGTTTTATTCATCATCGCTTTGGTGGTCGGCATACCCGTAATTTGCTACGGCTTATTCGGCAAACACCCTCACGGCAACCGCCGTCAGCAACCGCCGCGCTCATACCATGAAGATACCGGCGAGTTCTCCCAAGAAGAACTCGACTACTGGTATCTCAATCAGCAAAATGACGAGGATTAACATCTTTTAATTTTGAGGTGCTTAAATCTTGCCCACACCCCATATTATCTTTGTGATAATAAACTTCAAAAGCGTTATGAATCAAGATAATTTCAACCCTGAAGAGTGTGGGGCAGACGTACCATTTAAGACTGACCCCATCGAACAATCGCCGGAATACCTTGCAATTGCCGACGAGCTTGAACGACTCATCGAAGAACGTTTCCCATCCGAAGAGTTCTTCATAGGTCGTTGTACCCAAATCTGGGACTACAAGAAACAACTGCTCCGTGAGAAGTACGGCATCCGCTGGCGCACCCCTCACGAGCTTAACCCCACCATCTGCTTCGACTAACCGTGCCGCAGTCCGCTATACAAGCGGATTCTCCCTCAAAAATAGATAGTTGAGATTCTTTACAGCAAAGCTAAAGTGACAATTTAGTTTCTGACGGATAAAAAGTTCAACAAACACTTCTTAAATTTATTTTTGAAACGCTAATTATTTAAGAAAAAAATGTTAACTTTGTGGCTATCGGAGCTAAGTGCCCGACAAACGACCCGATGCTGAAATGACGACGCGGCACCCGCCGCAAAACATATTAAGGAATCTCACTTGTTCTCATAAAAGGGTTTTGGTCGACCTGTCGAGCGAGCAAGTGAGATTTTCTGTTTTAAAAAAGTTGCAAAGACTTCACTTTGCATTAATAGACCATCACAGCTAATGGAACTGATAGATAATGTTTCAAAGACACTGAAACAAGACTTGCAAGAGGAAATAAAGCCCGGAAGCCGCATTGCAATTGCAGCCTCCTGCTTCTCTATCTATGCGTTCCAAGAGCTGAAAGAACAGCTTCAGGGTATCAAAGAGTTGCGCTTTATCTTCACTTCGCCCACATTCACCATGGAACGAGAAGATAAGCAGAAACGCGAGTTTTACATTCCACGTCTCAACCGTGAGCGCAACCTCTATGGCTCGGAGTTTGAAGTCAAGCTTCGCAATGAGCTTAGCCAAAAGGCTATCGCTAAAGAGTGTGCCGAGTGGATTAGGCAAAAGGTCTGCTTCAAATCCAACCGCACACGCCAAACCATGATGGGCTTTGCCAACGTTGACAACATCAACTATATGCCGCTCAACGGATTTACCACCGTTGAACTTGGCACAGAGAAAGGCAACGATGCTTTCTTCACCTGCCAAAAGTCAGAATATCCGTTGTCGCAACATTTTCTTACTCTCTTTGATCAGTTGTGGAACGACACCGAAAAGATGCAGGTCGTTACCGAGGAAGTCATTGATATGATTTCCAACTGCTATAAAGAGAATGCTCCGGAGTTTATCTACTTTGTGACGCTCTACAATATCTTCAACGAATTTCTTGAAGACATTTCCGAGGATGTTTTGCCCAACGAGGCAACCGGCTTCAAGTCGAGCGTTATCTGGAATAAACTCTACAACTTCCAACGGGATGCTGCTCTTGCCATCATCAACAAGTTGGAGAAGTACAACGGTTGCATCCTCGCTGACAGCGTAGGTCTTGGCAAAACATTCACAGCGCTCGCAGTCGTGAAATATTACGAGAACCGCAACAAAAATGTTTTGGTGCTCTGCCCAAAAAAACTTCACGACAACTGGATTACATTCCGTAGCAACTATAAGAACAATCCTATCGCAGCCGACCGCTTGCGATACGATGTTCTGTTCCACTCCGACTTATCGCGCTCACGTGGCGAAAGTAATGGTTTGAATCTCGAACATATCAATTGGGGCAACTACGACCTTGTTGTTATTGACGAGAGCCACAACTTCCGCAACGGTGGAAAGGTAACCACAGACGAAAACGACGAGAATCCACGCGAAAACCGCTATCTCCAATTGATGAACAAAGTCATCAAAGCCGGAGTGAAAACAAAGGTACTGATGTTGTCTGCGACTCCGGTTAACAACCGCTTCAACGACCTCAAAAATCAAATTCAGTTGGCTTACGAGGGCGAAAGTTCACGCATCGACACTCTACTGAATACATCCAACTCCATCGACGACATTTTCCGTCAGGCTCAAACAGCCTATAATCGTTGGTCTAAGCTCCCGGCTGAAGAACGCTCTACAAAGGCGTTGCTCGACAGCCTGAGCTTTGATTTCTTTGAGGTGCTTGATAGCGTCACCATTGCACGCAGCCGCAAGCACATCGAGCAATACTACGACACCGCCGACATAGGTAAATTCCCAACACGTCTGGCTCCCGTTTCGCGTCGTCCGCACTTGACAGATCTTGATAAAGCCGTCAACTACAACGACATATATACCACCGTCTCAGAGCTGAACCTTGCTATTTACACGCCGTCAGATTTCATTCTGCCAAGTTGCCGTGATAAATACTCCAAAGGTGACGACGAAGAATATTCCGGCTTATCTCGTGCCGGTCGTGAACGCGGCATCCGCCGTTTGATGAGCATCAATCTCCTCAAACGTCTTGAAAGCTCCGTTAATTCTTTCCGCTTAACGCTGGAACGCATTAAGTCTTTGATTGAAGCTACAATCAACAAGATTGATGCACAAGACAAAGCCGCATCGGTCGATGACTTTGATTTTAGTTCAGGGCTTGACCTCGATGAACAAGAGGACAACGTCTTTATCGGCGGCAAGAAAACCAAGATTGCTCTCGAAGATATGGATTATATCTCGTGGCGCGAATATCTTGCCAAAGACCTCGACGATCTCAATACGTTGCTGTTCTGTCTTAAAGACATCAACCCCAAGCACGATAGCAAACTCCAACAACTTATTACCGACATCCGCAACAAGTTTGAGCATCCCATCAACGGCGAAAATAAAAAGATACTGATATTCACAGCGTTCTCCGACACCGCCCAATATCTTTATGATAATTTGGCTGAAGCTATCAAGGAGAAAACCCGGCTTAATGTTGCACTCGTAACCGGCGACATCGAAGCCCGTAGCACATTGAAACTTCGCGAAAAGCTTGATTTCAACAAGGTGCTGACTCTGTTTTCTCCGATATCCAAAGAGAAAGCTGCTCTATATCCCAACATCAAAGATGACATTGATGTGCTAATCGCAACCGACTGCATCAGCGAAGGTCAAAACCTTCAGGATTGCGACTATCTCATCAACTACGATATACACTGGAATCCGGTGCGCATCATTCAACGCTTCGGGCGTATTGACCGTATCGGCTCCAAGAACGAAGTTATTCAACTCGTTAACTACTGGCCCGACATGGACCTTGACGATTATATCAATCTCAAAGGTCGCGTCGAAGCTCGTATGAAAGTTTCAGTTATGACCGCCACTGGCGATGACAATCCTCTATCAACCGAAGAGAAAGGCGACCTTGAATATCGACGCGCCCAACTCAAACGACTTCAGGAAGAAGTGGTTGACATCGAAGAAATGAGCAGTGGCGTTTCAATTATGGATTTGGGCTTGAACGAGTTCCGCCTTGACCTCTTGGAGTATATGCGCGAGAACCCCGACATCGAGCACACTCCATTTGGTCTCCACGCTGTTGTTCCGGCAACACAAACTAACCCTCCCGGAGTTGTTTATGTGCTGAAGAACCGAAACAACGGTGTAAATATCGACCGCAAGAACCGATTGCATCCGTTCTATCTGGTCTATATAGCCGATGATGGCGAAGTGGTTATCAACCACCTCGCACCGAAAGATCTTCTTGACCGTCTGCGCCAACTTTGTCGCGGCAAGTCTGCCCCAGACTTAGACCTGTGCCATGCTTTCAACCGTGCTACACGCGACGGTATGCGCATGAGCAAATACTCCGAGTTGCTTGGCGATGCCATCACCTCGATTGTCTCCGTCAAAGAGCTGAGCGACATCGACAGTTTCCTCGACGGATTTCAAGGCTCACTGTTCGACAACGACATCAAAGGCCTTGATGATTTTGAACTAATTACTTTTTTAGTTATTAAATAGCAGACATTAGATAATAGATATGGCACGCGACAGTATAACATTAGCCAAGAGTAAAGATTTCGCTATTCGCATCGTAAGACTATACCAGTATCTTTGCGAAGAGAAGCGAGAGTACGTCTTGTCCAAACAATTGCTTCGCAGTGGTACATCTATCGGTGCCAATCTGTCTGAATCAATATATGGCATCAGCTATAAAGATTTCTTATCGAAAGTTTATATCTCGCTGAAAGAATGTGCAGAAACCAAATATTGGATTGAGCTGCTCTATAAGACTGATTATCTTACGGAGGCGCAATTTAATTCAATTGACGAAGACTGTACCGAGTTAATTAAGTTGTTAACGGCAACGTCTAAAACCGCAGCCGCAAATCTAAAATCTAATCTCTAATAACTAATAACTGCTAATTATGCTTGGTTTACCTGAAACATCTAATGTAAGAAAGCAACTGCCAAAGAAAGCCATCTTTGCCAAGTTTGAGCTGAAACCATCGCAGCGCGAGAGCTTCGATGCCGATGTTTCACGCCTTGACATTGTCAATTGGATTTCGCCAAAAACCGTTCCGGCTATTGCAGAGGGCACAGAGATCAAAGAATTTTACGTTGTCGAAGTTGCGCTGAAACGCAAAGACTTCGACGAACGCAATATCGCGCTTATCGCTAAACTCATACCGCAACGCATTCTTTTTGCGCTGCACTGCGAGAACGATATTCAGTTAGCTATCTACCATACCAAACTGTTCGTTAGCGAGTGGAAGTGTGAAGACCATATCTACAATCTACTATCTACTCACTACTCACTGGACCAGGTTTGGGAGAATATTGTCGCTACCATTGGCGAAGTCGTCGTTGAGCAAGGCAATACACTCAACGAACAAATTGCCGTTGACGAGCAACGCGCTAAAATTGAAAAAGAGATTGCTTCACTTAAACGTCAGATAAAAGCAACCAATCAATCAAAGCGCAAAGCCGAATTGTACGACCAAATCAAAAAACTGAAAGGAGGCCTCAA